ACACAGCCGCAAATAATTCTGTGTTAAATAAACAAGGGGCGGTAAAGTGCCGCCCCTCTCATCTAAGCACTACGTGCCTAAAAATAAACAAACATGAACACACTGGCAAAGGTACAAATACCAATCGAGAAAATCTACTTGGCGATTAATTCGCCTAAAACATTAAACGCTCAATCGTTAATTGCTGCGAATAAAGGCATATTGATTAACAACGTGAGCGAATATAACGCGATGACAGCTTGCGTTAAGGAAGTAAGCGAAGCCGTTAAGGCAATCGAAGCAGCGCGTAAGGAAGTAACAACGCCGCTCGATGCTTTCAAAAAAGAATTGATGAAGCTCGAGAAGGATAGCATAGCACCGCTCAATGAGTTTATCGAATCAGCAAAGCAGCGCATGGTCGATTACCATGAGAAGCTCGCAGTTGAACGCGCTGCGGCTGAAGCGCGGTTGAGAGAGGAAGCAGAGGCAGCGATGCGACAAGCGCAATCGATTAACGATATTATGGCTAACTTCACTGACAACCTATACACGGCCAGCGTTGAGACGAACCACACAAAGAACGTGCGCACCACGATTAAGGCGCGTATCAATGGTGAGGTGGACTGGCTGAAGGTGCTATCTGTTCAATTCGCATTCGGCAACCTAACCGCTGAAGACCTATTGACTGGGCTTCCAAAAGCAATGAAGGAGATGGGCATCGAGAGCATCGAAGGGATTGAACTTTACGAATCTAAAACTCAAATAATCAGATAAACATGGAAACAAATCAAAAAAGCAAACTTTTTGCTGCAATGGCCACAAGGCCAACAATTTCGATTAAGAAACATCTTGCCGAGCAAAAACAAGAGCAAGAGCAAAAGAAATCAACAGCGGCCATTAGAGGCGTACTAAAAAATGGAAATGCTTATAAATTTACAAAGTATAAGCATGAAGAAATCATAGCTATGCTTGAAAAGGTAAGACAAAAAACGCCTTTTAGCCATAAAAATTTTAGTGTTGCCCTTGGATTTGGTTCTTCTACATATAGCAACTGGGTTGTAGGTTCGCGCTTTAGCCGAAAATCTTTTATTCAATCAATGCAAAAAGCAGCCGAAATTAATGAGCAATGCAATAAACAAGGTCAGCTATCGCTTGGGGTTGAAAAGCCTACCTATGGCGTAATAACACTCGAAGCCGCAATTCAAATGGTTAAGGATGCCGGATATAAGGTTTACAAACGCATTGAAAACTGGGAGGAAATCTAATGAGAATAACAGACAATTCAGCCTACGTTGAGGACAAGTTCGGCAATCGCATAATCGTGAACCGCAACAATCAGAGGCTAACCGTATCGATTCAATTAGCCAACAACTCATTAAACCCGAAGCCGAAATACATCGGAGACATCGACATGACCAGCCGCACGTTAATCGTTAAGCGCAGCCGCGTTAAGCACCTACTGATTAACCGCAATGCCTATGGCCTCAATCATAAGCTAATCACAGAGGCAACGCGATTCGATACGGTGCGCATCATTGATGAATTTGCAACGTGGAATATACCACGCGAATACATCGTTGAGCATGGGAAGCCGTTGCTATTCACAAAGTACTGCCATGAGCTTCAGATATTCATTACGCTCGATCAGATTGAACAATTCAAACAATAAAAAAAACTCACAACATGGAACTATATGATTTATATCACAATTGCCTTACCGATGAGGATAAAAGGTACTTGGCTTATTTGCTAAAAAAAGAAAGAGTAACAGCATCAAATGAATTATTGATTCATGATTGGCTTAAAACGGTAAACGCATCAGTTCGTCTTATAAATGTTATTAGAGGCAATTATGATAATAATATTTATCCTTCTCAAATAACTAAGGAAATGTTTTTAAGTAATTATAAGGTAGGAGTTAAAGCATGGAGAGAATTTGAAAATTTAAGGGGGGATAATATATGACACGCGAACAATACATTAAGCACCCAGCAACGAGCGCGAGCCGTATCAAACGCTTCTACACGGGCGACATAAGCTACGCACAAGCCGCGCTCGATGCCGGTGCTGCGTTTCACTTCGACCTACTCGAGCAACCGTTCATACAGATGCCCGAACCTGTGCGCAATGTTTACACGGCCATTAATCAATTGCCGATGCTTGCTCGACTATTTAATGAATCTGAGCATGAATACATCAAGCTCGGAAGCGTTGAGGTCGATGGCACCCAACGCGAGGCGAAAGGTATGATGGACTTGTGCTGGATAAACGAGGGCATCATTGCTGATATTAAGACCACCAGTGCGCCAACGATTCAGGCGTTTGCTGAGGATATGATACGGCACCTCAATCACGTTCAGGCGGTATGGTACTCGATGCTTATGGGCTTTAATCCTGCGAACTTTTACTACATCGGAATACCGCCAAAGGTGAAGCAGTCGGGTAGGTTTAGCGACTTATATCTTTATCGGCACAATGCGCTCGAAATAGACAACGCGAAGCAGTTAATCTCTAAATACTTTAAGGATGAGCACAGCAATTGATTTAGGCGATTTGAGCGAGTTTACAGGTCACAGCTATAAGAACGTGGCTTCGTACCTCATGGCGTGTGGATTTGATTACTACGAGGGCAATTATAAGTATCGTAAATTTTACAACGATTACGAACATAACCGCTGCATAGTGATTGACCTATACGATGACATCGAACGCGCTGGGAAGGTTGAGATTGTTACACTATTGCCAAAGGTGTATAAGCGATGACACACGGAAGCTTATTCAGCGGCATCGGTGGCTTCGATTTAGCCGCAGAGTGGATGGGATGGGAAAACATATTTCACTGCGAGTGGAACGCCTTCGCGCAAAGAGTATTAAAACATTATTGGCCAAATGCAATATCTTATGAAGACATCACAAAGACAGATTTCACTATTCATCGAGGACGAATTGACATCCTCACTGGGGGATTCCCATGCCAGCCCTATTCAATGGCAGGCAAGCGACTTGGAAAAGAAGATGAGCGACACCTCTGGCCGGAGATGCTTAGAGCGATTCGAGAAATTCAGCCGCGTTGGGTTGTGGGCGAAAACGTTCTCGGCCTTGTTAATTGGTCAGGAGGGTTGGTATTCCACGAGGTGCAGGCTGACCTGGAAGCTGAAGGGTACGAAGTACAACCGTATGTACTTCCAGCTTGTGCCGTCAACGCACCGCACCGAAGAGACCGAGTTTGGTTTGTTGCCTACCGTAAAACTGACGGATGCGCACGACCAAAGGGAACTGACGAATGGAAAGAATATAAGCAAAACAACGGGAGTAAGTTACGGAATACATTTGACACAAATGGCAAAATCGGGCCTACTCCCCACCCCACAGGCGATGGACTGCATGACGAACCCACCACGGCAAATAACTCAATCGGGCAGAATAATAAGCAATCAAGGACACAACGGAAGCGCACCATTGAAGGATTTGGCGATGAACGGCTTACTCCCAACCCCAACAGCAATGGACTCAACCAATGCAACGGCAACGATGAAGAGCAGCCAAGTGAAGGAGGGCTCGATGCACAGCGTGACCCTTTGCCGGGCAATGGCGATGGGGATGTTGCCGACACCGACAACGAGAGATTGCAAAAGCGGTCAATCACCAAATGGAATGACAAGAAAGGACGGCAAGAGCAGGGCAGACCAATTGAACAATCTGCTGGTGATGCTTGGAAAACACACGCAACAGACTGGCGAAACTTCCCAACAACTGAACCCACAATTCGTACTCGAAATGATGGGCTTTCCTCCAGACTGGACTCTATTACCTTTTCTAAATGGCGAAACGAGTCAATAAAGGCCGCCGGTAATGCGATTGTCCCCAATGTAGTTTTTAACATATTCAAAACAATCGAGCAATATGAGAACCAAACGCAACGCCCATAAAGAAACCGACATTTACTTTGCCATCTCAAAGTTTATGAAGCTTAAATACCCGAATGTAATATGGCGGTTCGACTTCAGCGCAGGGGTTAAGATGACCATCGGGCAGGCTAAATCGCACAAGGGGCTCAACCCGCATCGCGGATACCCTGACCTATTCATCTGCCAGCCATCGAATGGTTACGCAGGGCTATACATCGAGATTAAGAAAGAGGGCGAACGAACGCAGCGCAAGGATGGAACGCTCTACGCCGATCAGCACCTCGAAGAGCAACACGCAATGCTGAATCGGCTCAACGCCGTTGGCTACAAGGCAGTGTTCGGCATAGGCTTTAATGAATGCATTGACATAATCGATGAATATTTACGATGAACTATTGATTTATTTTTGTATATTTGAGCGTTCGGTCGTGAAACCCCGAATGATGTTTCAAAAATCTTGAAGCCCTTTGGGGGCTGCGAGGGTTAAGTTAAAAGCTTACCCGGTTTCACCGCAGCCATCAAAGGGCGTTTTTTTTACAATGGAAAATAATTATTTAGAAAAAATCGAAGAGGCATTAATCAATGCAGCGATTGAGAAAGAAATCGAATTGGTGCGTAGTTGTTATGAAGGTTCTGAAGAACACGCTAAATATCTTGAATCTTTATTAAGAAATAAAAAAAGAGAATACTGGATAAAAAGAGGCATTGAGTTATTTGGTAAAAATTTGCCCTTTTAGACATGTTTGAGTATTTTAATAATTTTTGGGCTTGGGCTGATGACAACCCCGAAAAAATCGACCCTTATACAATAGCTGTTTATATGGTTATTCTATCTCGTGCAAATCGATTAGGGTGGAAAGATAAATTTTCAATTGTTTTAATTGACCTTCAAGAATCAACTGGGATAGCATCGAGAACAACAATGCTTAAATGCTTGCTGAAATTAGAAGAAAATGGATTTATAAGTACGGTATCTTACAGCAAAAATCAATACAAAAATAGAATCATTTGCCTTCCATTAAATGAAAAGCATTTGAATAGCACACGAAAAGCAAATGAAAAGCAAATGGAAAGCACGCGAACACATCATAAGACTATAAAGACTATAAAGACTTATAAGAATATTGATGAAATAAAAAAGGAGCATTTCGCTGATGAAAAAATAAACAGCTTATTTATCCAGTTTTTATCCGAACGTATCGCACGTAAGAAATACCCAACTGATAACTCGATTGAATTGCTAATTAAAAAAATGCGTAAAATTTATAAAACCAAAGAGGAAGTAATTGAAGGGCTCGAGGAAGCAATCGCCAACGGATGGAGCGGTTTATTTGAAATTAAACGCAACAACACTAAACAACAACAACCAACAAAGACACGCGCCCAGATGGGCGTTAAAATGGAATAAAAGCACTACGTGAAAAAAATACATTTGACCTATGAACATACCAAAGCACTTCGTGCCTAAGATAGAACAAGCTCTAATGTTTCTTTGCCTTAACGGCGATGAGAACTACCGAGAAATAGCGCCGCAGCTTATCGAAGACTACTTCGCAGATGACACCGCGCTTAAAACATTTAAGCTCATTAACGCGATTATGAAGGACGGTAAGCAACCGACATTCGTTACATTCGGGCAATACGCGACAAAAGACAAAGCACTAACACCGCAACAGATTGCATCGGTTACGCAATGGGGCAATGAGCTGAGTTACTCCGAACCGATTAACCAATACATCGCAATCCTCAAAGATGAACACATCAAACGCAATATAAACACCATACTAACCGAGCAAGCACTCGGGCTCGGCAAAGAATCGAGCGGAAGCGAAACAGCCGTAAATATCATTAAACGGCTTAATACTCTGATTGAGAATGGAAGCCCTACCGATAACATCATAACCACGCCACAGCTAACAAACGAAGAGCGGCAAGCATACTACCGCCGCGCCGCGTTGCATCAAAGCGGTAAAACAAGCGGGCTCAATACCGGCATCGCAGCACTTAACCGATTCACTGGTGGCTTCCATCCCGAGCTTATAATCATTGCAGGCCGCCCATCAATGGGTAAGACTGCCCTCGCGCTATACCACGCCTGCCAGTTCAATGAGCCGGGTATTTACTTCAACCTCGAGATGAACCAAAGTCAGTTATGCCAGCGGCTAATACTTCAGCATGCAAACGATACCATTAACAGCGCACGGCTTCGCGATGGGAACCTTTCGCAGCCCGAGCTACACGCATTTGAAACCACAATCGGGTTAGTTGAGAAGCTACCCATCACAATCTACGATAAGCCTCGATGCGGTGTGCATGAGGCAATACGCATAATGCGGCGCGAGGCACGTAAGAACAATTGCAAGTGGGCAATTATTGACTATCTTCAGTTGATGACAATCGAGGGCTTTAGAGGCGGTAATCGCGAGGCTGAGGTTGCCGAGATAAGCCGAACATTGAAAGCCGCGCAGAAGGAGCTTAACATGCCTATTATCGCACTTGCGCAATTGAGCAGGCAGGTCGAGCAACGTGCAGATAAGCGACCAATACTTTCAGACCTACGCGAATCGGGAAGCATCGAACAGGATGCCGACACGGTGATGTTTGTTTACCGCCCCGAATACTACGGATTGATGGACGAAGCAGGCAACCCTTATAGCTCCGATGTCTTTTACTTATTCGAGAAGCACCGGCAAGGCTCAACTGGTGAGGTGCGCTTCAAACATA